CAGAAAGACAGCAAAGAGATGCGCAAATGCAAGAACAGCAAATGCAAATGCAGCAGCAAGCAGAACAAGCTAAAGCTCAATCAGAGCAAGCCAAGTTGCAAATTGAACAAGCCAAGCTGCAGTTAGAGCAGATGAAGGAAGACCGAGAGGATGCACGGAACACTGAGAACAACACCACTAAGGTAGAGATAGCAAGAATGAATGCTATGACTAAGTTAGCAGGAGATGCAGTGGACACCGACACCAATGATAACGGTATCAGAGATGGCATCGATATGGCTAAGCTTAGCATCGAGGAGCGTAAGCTGACAGAGACTATACGTAAGAATAAAGCAGACGAAGAGATCAAAAAGACTGCTGCACGAAAAAAGCCAAGTAGCTAAAACTATAACCTATTAAATTAGGTTTTAGCTATAAAATACTGACATTATTCCTACAACCCTTGCGAAAAGGGTTGTTTATGTGGAAATGTATATATATTTTTGTTAACCATTAAAAGAAACTAGTATGGCATTTGACGATGATGACATTTTGGGAGGGCTTGATTTAAGTGTACTGGAAGGTATCGCTACAGCCCCTGAAGGAGCCGACGCTAAGAAAGAAGACGGAACGGACGCACCCGTAGAAGTAGAACCAGGAATATTTCAACCAGGTTTAGCAATTAAAGAAGTGGACGAACTTCCTATGGAGGATCCTGTTGAGGAGCCTGCTGCCAAGAAAGGTAAAAAGGAAGAACCTAAGGAAGATGAGGAAGAGGAAGATAAAGAAGACTCTGAGAAAGAAGACTTAGAAGGTGGTATAGATGCTGCGTCCGAAGAGGGAAAAGAAGACGAAGAGGAAGTAAATGCCTTTAAGATGTTTGCAGAGATGCAAAGAGAGAATGGTATTATAGACTTTGAAGACGGCGAGTTTGAAGATTCAGACGAGTGGTTGATGAGTAAAGTAAAAGGTTCTGTAAGTAAAGGAGTAGAAGATTATAAAGATACAATGCCTCTAGAGGTTAAGTACCTACTTGATAACTACGAAGAAGGAGTTCCGTTAAAGGAGCTTTTAAACATGCAGCACCAGGAGCAGATGTTCGATTCAATCACGAAGGAGCAGATGGAGAGTAATGAAAACCTCCAGAAAAACCTAGTAAGAGAATTCCTTACACGTTCGGGATGGAGTGACGATAAAGTTCAAAAGAAGATACAAAGGTATGAAGATACTGGGGTATTACTAGAAGAGGCTGACGACGCTTTAAGCTCACTAGTTCAAGGTCAGAAAGCTCAAAAGGAGCAGTTTGTAAATGAACAGAAGAAAGTTCAGCAAGATAGAGTGCAGGCCCACGAGAAGTGGCTAGTAGATCTTAAGGATCATATCGGTGAGAAAGAGGAGATAATCCCTGGATTCACTATGTCTCCTAAAGAGAAAGAAGCTGTATACAAAGGGATAACGAAGTTAGACCGTGACGGTAAAAATGAAATAATGCGAGCAAGGGAAGTTGATCCCGAGTTTGATTTAAAAATAGCATATTTAGCTACAGTCCTTAAGTGGGATTTTTCAGCTTTCGAGCGCCAGTCTACGACTAAGGCAACTAAGAAGTTATCAGATTCAATTAAGAACACCAAGAAAGCAGGATCCAGACCAAGTAGAGGTTCTTCAAAAAATGTCGATTTTGGCACAATGAGAAAATCTATTACCTAGGGAATGCTTAATATTTATATAAACAATCGATTAATTAAATTAATTTACAATGGCAACAAACGCAATTAGTAATTTACAATTGTACGCTCCGAAGAGTTGGTCTGGTTTAACAACTGAAAACCACTTAGGAAGTGTATTCGCTCAAGAACCTACATTGGTATCCAATATCATTAGTAGAGTGTTCGGGCTAAACCAGTACGCTGGTATGGACTACTTCCTTTCAATAGGTGGTGGTGAACAAGAACTTCCAGATGATAACGACTTCGAGTGGTTATTGAAAGGTGATGATGAGAAAGCTTTACCTATCGTAGCTACCGTAACAGGTGGTAAAAATGGTAACGTTATTCTTTTGGCTTTAGGTGAAAAGTATTTCGCTAAAACTGATAAACTTATCTTAGATGATGGTGAAACAGCTTTACGTGTTATGCAAGAACCTTACATGTCAGGTACAGACTGGATTTACCCTTGTCAAGCTATGGTGTTCTCTATTACAAACGTAGCAGACTCTTTACTAGTTGCAGGTGCAAAAGTAAGTAAAGAATACTCTCCACAGGAAAGAACATTGAACAGAACTTATGGTGAAACAAGCTATACTTCTCCGTTCAAAATGAGAAACTCTCTATCTTTCATGTCTAAGACTTATACAGTGCCTGGTAACATGCACCAACGTCCGTTAGTTATTGAAATGCTAGATCCTAAGTCTAACAAGACTTCTAAGATTTGGACTCAATATGCTGAATGGGAATTCATTTGTCAATGGGCTAAGGAGAAAGAACGTATGTTATGGTTCTCTAAATCTAACAAACAAGCGAATGGTACTTACAACATGATGGGTGAGTCTGGTACTCCAATCATCGAGGGTGCAGGTATCCGTGAGCAAATTTCACCTTCTTACAAATTCAATTATAACGAGTTTACAATTGACTTCTTAGAAGATGTATTATTGAATTTATCTATCAACATCCTTCCAGAAGACCAACGTCACTTCGTTGCCTTTACAGGAGAGCGTGGTATGGTACAATTCCACAGAGCACTAGAAAATCATGCAGCTCGTTTCCAACCATTGGATTCTAAGCGTGTAGGAGGTTCTGGTCAAAACTTATCATTCCAAGGTCAGTATAAAGAATACATGGGACCACAAGGTATCCGATTTACTTTAGTACATTTACCATTATATGATAACGAAGTTCGTAACCGTATTCCGCACCCAAAAGGTGGTTATACTGAATCTTACCGTTATACTATCCTTAACATGGGTACGTCAGGTGGAGAGAAGAACATCAAAAGAGTATATCCTAAGGGCCGTAAGGAACTTATGTGGCACGTAGCTGGATCTACATCACCACTAGGACCTAACACGTCGTTCTCAAAAGGATCAGCGTCTTCGGTAGATGGTTACCAATTGTTCGCACAAGCGCAACAAGGTGTACTTATCGCAAACCCTATGTCGTGTTGTGAATTAATCTACAACTCTACAATTTAAAAATAAAGAACTAATTTGAAAACACAAAAGATGGCGAAAGCAAAGAATGCTTCAGCGGTAGAGGGTAACACCTCTACCACTATAGCGATGGAGGGAGATGGTGTTTCTAATGCAGTTTTAGATAAAGTAACGTTAAAACCAATCAAGAAGCACGGATGGCTTCCCGACGATCACGACGGGAGTATTCGTTACTCTAGATGTTTTGAGAGATTGACAGTTCAATCTCAGCGTGGAACTGGAATTCTGAATACTGGGCTTACAGAGGCAGACGAACGTCGCCTTGAAAAGAAGATGAATATGTCTTCAGGAACACTTTCTAGATACAATGGTGACTATTGGAATAAATTTTTCATAGACGTACCTAAAGACGGAAAGCAACTTGTAATGGACAACCCAGATGATGAGTTAGTCTACTTAGTGCTTAAAGCGCATCAGCGCGTTGCGAACTCGGAATTAGAGCGATTCGACTCTCCATTCGCGGAATACATAATGACTTCGGTCGAGCAAGAAGCCAAGGTAGAAAATAAGAAGTCTAAACTTAAACGTAAGGCTTACAAACGATTTAGTAACATGTCCACAACAGAGATGGGTAATGTTCTTAAGGTAATGGGGAAACGTGCAGGAGATTCTGCATCTATAGATTTTATCGAAGCACAGCTTGATAAGATTGTAACCGATAATCCTAAAGACTTCCTAGACACTATTGATGACCCGACATTCGAAATGAGAGCATTCATTGATGACTGCTTAACAGAAAGAATATTGGTTAAAAGTGGTACTAAGTTCACCTTACCAGGTGGAGACGTTGTAGGATTTACGAGAGAGCAGACTGTAGAGTATTTACAGAATCCTGACAATCAGGAAGTGTATATTGACTTAAAAGGTAAACTTTCTATAAGTAAGTAGTATGAACATTGATGCAATGCATAGTGAATTTAAGTTATTGATGGACAAGGCAGATGAGGGAGGTTCCCCATCTTTCCT